TCTCATCCGCAACGAGCACAACCTGCCACGTCACCGCCACCAGTACCTGCTCAAGGAGGCCATCACGACCTCCGACTTCCCCACGCTCTTCGGGGTGCTCCTGCAGCAGGACTTGCTGGCCAAGTACAGGGCCGAGATTCCCGACTGGCGTGCCTACTGCCCCACCGGCACTCTGCCCAACTTCAACATCGCCACGAAGCACAAGGTCTACGGTCAGGAAGGCGTCCTCCCCGTGATCGCGGAGAAGGGCCCCTACACCGCCGTGCCGAGTGGCACCGGTCACTACCACGGCCATCTGCACAAGTACGGCCGCGTCTTCGACATCTCGTGGGAAGCCGTCATCAACGACTCCATGGGGGCGTTCAGCGACATCGCCGAGCGTTTCTCCGTGGCTGCCACCCGTACCGAGGTGTTCAACGTCACGTCCCTGATCGCGCAGGCCGCTGGCCCCAACGCGGGCCTCTTCGGCGCTCCGATCGCAGACGTGGACGGCCAGAACGTGGTCAACCAGGGCGTGCTGCCGGCGACCATCGCCAACGTACAGACCACGATGCGCCTGATGGCCTCACAGGTCGACGCAGACGGCCTCCCTGTCCAGATTCGCGGCGTCCACATCGTGGCACCGCCTGCTCTGGAGATGACGTTCCGGGCGATTCTCTCCGCGACGACCGTGTGGGCGACAGCGGCAGCCTTCCCCGGCGTGCCGGACATCAACATCACCCCGCAACTCGGCCTCAAGCTCCACATCAACCCGTACCTGCCGGTCGTCGACACATCCGGCAACCGCAACGGCACCTGGTACATGTTCGCCGAGCCTTCCAGCCTCCGCGCGGTCCAGATGGACTTCCTCGCCGGACAGTCCAGCCCGGAAATCTGCATGAAGTCCTCGGACAAGATTCCGGTCGGCGGCGGCGGCGAGATGAGCCCCTACGGCGGCGACTTCGCCACCGACGACATCTTCTACCGCGTCAGGCACGTGATGGGCGGCTGGCAGCTCGATCCAAGAGCTGCTTACGCTCAGGTCAGCGCCTGATCTGACTGACGACTCAGGCCCCGCCCTCGCGCAACTGGGGGGCGGGGCCGTGACGGAAGGAAAGACACGTGTCCGACATCTGCCCACTGTGCGGAGAGCCGCACGGCAAGGGAGTCCCCAACACGCCAGAGGTCACCCGCAGGCCGCCCGCGCCCGAGCCGCAGCCCGTAGCGAGCGTACCCGAAGAGGTGCTGTCGCCGGTCGCCGAGCCCGAGCCCGACGTGCTGGCCGACTTCATCGACGAAGCGCCTGAGATTGACGAGCCCGAGCCCGAACCCGAACCCGAGCCCGAGAAGCCCGCCGTCGACCGCTCCCACATGAGTTTCAAGAACCTGCGCGCCGAGGCCAACGAGAAGGGCATCACCGTACCCTTCGGGGCCACCAAGGCGATCCTTCTCGCCATCCTTTCCGAGGACGACGCAAAGTGACCTGGACCTACGACCCCACGACCGATCTCGGCAAGTGCCGCCTGCTCTGCAGCGACACCGATTCCACCCGCCAGATTATGTCCGATGAGGACCTCGCGGCGTTCATCGTCATGGCGGGCCACTACATGCCGGCCGCGGCCATGGCGCTCGACTCCATCGCCGCCAACGAAGTCCTCTCGCTGAAGGTCCTCAACATCATGGGCATGAGCACGGACGGCGCCTCGGTCGCCAAGATGCTCATGGCCCGCGCCCAGAAGATTCGCGACGACTACATGCGCTACTCGGCCGCCAACGGCCCCGGCTTCGCCACCGCCGAGATGCCGGATGGCGCCTTCGCATGGGAAGAGAAGGTCATGAAGGAGTACATGAGGGGCAACCTCTGATGATCCAGTCGACGCCCATCGCCGGCGCGGTACTGCGCTCAGCCCTCTCAGGGCGCTTCATCGACCTCATCACCATCCGCAGGCCCACGGCCACGGTCAACACCTACAACGAACCCGTGGACGCCTACACCGACCTCGCAGGGCATGTCGACTTGCACGCCGTGGTAGCGCCCGGCGACATCTACGCCAAGATGAAGCGCCAGGAGACGGCCACCAGCCAGGACACCACCGAGTACGAGTACCTGCGCGTCATGCTGAACGGCTACTACCCGCTCATCGACCTCACCGACCACCTCGAGTTCGACTCCTTCGAGTGGGACATCGTGGCCATCGACTGCGACTCCACGCGCTCCTTCACGCAGATTCTCGTGCAGCGCATCACGCCGGGGTCTGTCTGATGCTGACCATCACCGTCATCGGCGCCGACGCGGTGGCCCAGAGTTTCCTGGCCGCAGCCGCCGCCGTGACCGCGCAGAAGCCCATGTGGCTCGTGCGTGGCGGGGCGCTGACGAAGACCGCTGTGGCGGGTGAGATTACCGCGCAGGGGCTCGTAGAGACGGGCGCACTCCGGGGTAGCGGGCGCATCTTCGGGCTCGCCGGCGACTCTATCTCCGTGGGCTTCGGCCAAGGCCTCGAGTACGCGCAGGCGCTGGAACGCGGAGCCATGCCGCACCCCATCGTGGCGAGCAAGGCCAGCAACCTCAAGTTCTACTGGGAGAAGGCCGGCATGTGGTTCCTCGGCCCTGCAGTCTCGCACCCCGGCAACCGCCCCTACGCCTACGCGCGCAACGGCGCCGCTACCGCAGGGCCGGTCCTGGCGCGCATGGTACTCGGCCAGATCAAGGCGATCTTCTCGTGAGCTTCCAGTCGACCCTCATCGGCAAGCTCACCAGCGACGCGGCGCTGCACGTTCTCGTGGCCGACCGCATCTGGCCGGACAAGGCGCCGCAGAAGCCGACGCTGCCCTACGTCATCCTCTTCGAGTTGCAGAGCCGTGACCAGCAGGCGTTCTCCAACGCCGTCGTCATCGGCCGCCAGGTCTTCCGCTTCGTCATCAACGCCGACACCTATGGGAGCGGCGTCGATGTGGGAGCGGCGCTCTGGACGGCCCTCGTCGGCTCCGGCTACGCGATCCTCTCTGAGGACGAGCGCAGCGACACGAACGCGATGACGGGTATCCATCGCCGCGACCTCGACGTGAGGATCGCGTATGTGCCCTGAGAACCTCTACCCGCAACTCACGGCGGCGCTCATCACGGCGCACGCAGCGATTGAGAGCGTGCTTCTCCAGATCGCGGAAGAGAAGCCCACAGCCGAAGCGGTCGAACTCAAGAACGTGGCCACGGGCGAGTGCCCGCACCGGGAACGCAAGCCGATGATGGGCGGGCACTGGTGGTGCCCCACGTGCGGGGCTTCAGGATGAACACAGAGAAGGAGAAGCAGATGGAGAGTACCTATCGTGCGGTCGTGGGCCTGCGCTACCCGAGTACGCCGGAAGGCTACAAGCAGGCGTTCGCGGCGAAGACCGAGGAGGACTACGCGAAGATCGCCTGGGCGCGCTCGGAGGCCGGCGAGCCGGTCCCCGACTACGTCATCAAGGCGAGTCCCTGGCTCGTCGACCAGGCCAAGGTGGAGAAGGGCCAGTCCCTCGTTCCCAAGCCGGCCGCCAAGCCCGCCCCCCCGACTCCCGTAGAGAAGAAGGAGGGGTAAGTCATGGCCAAGTGGAAGAGTTCAGACGTCGCCTTCGTCCTGCTCGGCCCCGTCAACCTGACGCCGATCACCGACAAGATGGAAGTCTCCGTCGACAACCCGCTGAAGGAGACGACCCCCTTCGGCGTCACGGCCGCGCAGTTCGGTCAGCCGGGCCTCAAGACCTACTCGCTCACCGGACACGACGGCTGGTTCGACAGCGACCAGTACACGGCCACCTCACAGATGGTGGCGATGGCCAACACGCAGAGCGTCTTCATGCTGGCCCTCAAGGGCAACACGGCAGGCGTGGACGCCGTGTGCGCCGCGGGCGTGCTCAACGCGGGACTCAAGCATCCGATGGCCGTTGGCGAGTACACCCGCGCGGCGATGGAACTGGGCGTCTCCGGGGTCATCGACAACGCCGTCATCGTCGCGCCGCTCGCATCCTACGCGGGCAACATCGACACGGCGACCGCCCACCTCGACCTCGGGGCGACCGGCGGCGGCACCACGGGCGGCACGGCCTACATGAGTTGCCCGGTCCTCGCCCTGACCGGATCGACGAACCTCATCCTCACGATCCAGGACTCGGCCGACCACGCCACATGGGCCGACCACGACGTGTTCACGGCGCTCACGGCGGTCGGCGCGCAGTCCATCGTCTCCACCGACATGACGGTCAACCGCTACCTCGCCTACAAGGCGGTCTACACCGGCCTCGCCGGGACGCCGTCTGCCACCTTCGTTCTGGCCTACAAGGTCAACGCACCCCACTAAGGAGATAGTTATGGCAAAGCGTTCCAGCATAGATGTCCTCTTCGAGGTGGACAAGGCAGACGGTGGCGCGCTCACGTCCGGCCTCACCCCGTTCATCACCAGCATCGGCGACCTGGCCGTCAACAAGGGCACCGTCGAGTCGACGCCCTTCGGTGCCACCGCCGCGGCCTACCTGCTCGGCGTCATCACGCGCTACGAGCCCATCGACATCGGCTTCATCTACGACGATGCCGCCGAGCCCGCCCCCAACGCGGTCTTCGACATCACCAAGGTCGTCCACGCCGTGACGCGCTCGTTCAGCCTCACCGTCGGCGGCACCCGCGTCTACACGGGCGAGTTGTTGATCGCCAACTGGAAGGTCGGCATGAACGTGGGCGACTACCACCAGTGCACCGCCACCGTGCAGTTCACTGGCACCATCGCCGTCGCATGAGCCTTCTCGAACACGGAAAGCGCGTCTACCTCGACGAGTCGGGGCAGGACAAGTCAGACTGGGTGGAAGTGCGTGAACTCTCCTTCGAGGAGGTTCGCGCCTTCCGCCAGAGCGTGCGGGACGCAGAAGTCCTGCCGGGCGAGGAGCAGGCAGAGGCCGAGGGCTACGAGATGGCCCGCATCGTCTGCGAGAAGTGCATC